ATAATTAGATGTTCCATCAGTATTTTTTGCATCAAGTGCCTGTGATACAAAGGGATAAGTTTCTAAGACTGTTCCTGGAGTTCCGCTAATAAGTCCATCTGAATCTACTATAGCGACATGTAATTCATCGCCTGCTCCAGTTCCAGAAGGAGATCTTGCTGATACATAACTACTTGCTGTTGGTGCTGCATCAAAATTGGCTTTATAAGTCCAATTGTCAAAAGCAGAGTCGCCATTAAGTCCAGGAGGACACATAGAAATAGCTATTGAATTTCCTAGAGCTCCAGGATAACGTGCTGCCCAGCATTGGTTATCTGAATCTAGGTTTGCTAATTGTGCATCAAAATTCGCTTTATTCTTAACTGTTACTGCAGAAGGAGTAGTTGCAGCTGTTTGTCCTGTAGAAGACACAGCATTTTTTGCAGCATTAGTTATTCCTCTAACAACTTGAAGAGAACTAGAATAACGGAGATAATATGATGCAGAGTGAAAATCTATTGCATTCGTTGTGTCTGGCGAGGCAAAGGTATCAACTAAAGATGCTTCATTAGCAATTTTAGTTCTTTGCTCTACTGGACCCCAACGAAAGTTACCAACGATTGCGCCTGTAGTTGACTGGACATTTGGCACTCCGCCAGTCAGGTCTACTTCTTTAACGACAACCGCAGGAGATTCGGAAGGTGTGAAAAGTGCCATATTTTTTCCTTTTTATCGGTTACTAATTATAAGTTTTCATTATACGGTTGTGTGTTCAATGCTATTATTTATATATTTCTTAATTTATAAAGATGGGTCATACTCTACAGACCAAGGGATACGTTCTTCGTCTCTTCTAATCTTTTCTATAGCTTCACTTCCATCATCTATAAATCCAAATGGTACTATGTCTTCTTCTATTGCTTTCATTTTGTTTTCAAACAATAATTGTTTTATATTAATGTCTGTCATATCTCCAAAATATTGAGTAGAGGTAAAATAACCAAACATTACTAAATTCATCATTAGATCATCATGGTTACCGTCAGAAGCTTCATATGATTGACCCTTAGCAACAAAGGTTGAAATTTCTAATATTGTATTTTCATCATGAATAGCTATTTTATTATTTTCTAATATATCTTTAATAGCTGAACATCCTAGTCTTTTTGTTTTTCTAGTTATTTCTATTCCAATAGCATTAGCTTTTATAGCAGATTCAACATGAACATTTTCATATTCTAAATCATGATATAAACCATTACATACTACTGTACCTTGATCATTAGATTCTATTACTACATAAGCGTTATTGTAGATTTTCGCAAATTTATATATAATATTAGGGAAGAGTAAAGGAGAGATAGTATTGTTGCGATATACAGCTACCTGTTCGAATGGTCTAGTGCTAATATCGATTAAAGTAAAAGTAGAATAATCCTGACCTCTTCCTTTACTAACATCCACAGTCATTATATACTCATGACTTCTTACAGTTTCTTTATATACTAATAAACTTCCTCCTTCAAGAACTCTTAAATGAGGCCCGGCTTTAAGATTTAATAACGTTGAAGCATTGATTAAAGTATCACCAGTTCCAAAAAAAGTATTACCAAATTCTTGATCAAATTGAAGTTGGCTCGTATTTGTTATTGTTGTTTGTTTCCAGTTTTCGTCTCGACCTGGTACGTCCCACCAGTCAACCCTAAACGGTTTATATTCGTTGACTCCCTGCGTAGCACCTTCCCAAATCTTATAAAAAGTGTTACCAATACCGTTAGCAGTTGATGTAATGATGACTTTAGTTTCTTTACCGGACGAAATAACAGGATATGTTGACGCATAAAATTCACTAGCTCTTTCTACGAATGCGAACTCATCAAGATAAAGTAAACTAACAGAGAGACCACGGATACTAGACCCAGAAGTAGCAGCGGTAATAATACGAGAATTGTTACTAAACTCAATAGACCTTTTATTAAGAGCTTTGCTGCCTGGCTGCAGAAAGAACGGAATGTTTTCCAGCATAAGAGTGATTCTTGATAACATTTCTCTTGCTGTTGCATCCTTATTTGCAAGGATTGCAATCGTTTTTTCCGAATTAAAAAGGGAAAACCAGAGTAAATACGCACACGCTGATATTGATTTTCCTGATTGTCTACACGCCAATACGACATTAAATCTATTCTCATTAAACTGTTTAAACATTTCCCTTTGATAGGGGTATAATTCAAATGGTACTAATCCTTCATCTAAAGAAATAACCTTACAATACTTTTGAGCGAAATGAACAGGATCTGTCATACACTTCGCATATTCTTTTACGAGATCAGATGTCCATTCTTGAACCACTCCGTCTCGTTTAACATTTGGATTTCCTAAATAGTTTTCATTCTGATTTAGGTGTAACATCTACTATATCACTTTCATCTTTCAAAAGTTTTTGTAAATCAGTGGTGGATCCTAAAAAAACATTATTAGTTGTATGAGCTATTTGTTTTTGCTCTTCAGCATTAATGTCTTTATTCTTCTTATTTAAATCCATCAATCGATCGTTAACATCGGAAAGATTTTTGATCATACCAGACAATACTTCAAACGCCCGAGGATGTTCAGATTCTCGAGCTACTTCCATCATTGTTTCTAGACTTTGTTTTCCTTTTTCAAGGAGTTCATAATAAGTATCCCTAGAATATTCATAGTCATTTTTTACATTATTCTGAGTCATCTATTGTAACAATTCCTTTTTCTAAAAGGATCTTACGATTATTTAAGTGCTCGGCCTCAACATCATCTTTGTTTTGTCCATGATAAGCTACCGCATGATTCTCTTTAATAAGAATATCACAACAACCTATTACTCGGTCTTCATCACCATAATAAACGTGAAAATCTCCTAAAATTCTTCCGAATTTTCCTTTAGCATCTTCTCCATCTTTATCAATTTCTGTTTTTAAAACTTGAATAGAACCTATAGGTAATAATTCTTTAAGTCTTTCCTTACTTGCTAGTCCAAATGCTTTTTCTGTTAAATCTCTAGTTCTGCTTTCAGGAGTATCTATACCCATCATTCGAACTCTTTCTCGATGCATCCACACTCCAAATCCTAAATCAATATCGACATCTACTGTGTCTCCATCTACCACTCTTAATATTTTACAATTATATTCATACATTTATCTGCTCCATTAAGTTGAACTATCCGATATTAATTTTATTGCTGTTGTAAATCCAAAATCGCTATCGGCAGTTCCAAAACTAGCTAAAGGATTAGGTGTAACTGTTATTCTTTCTACTTGAACATCTGAATCTGATATATGTCCTGCTTTCATATCAAATACACTCGCAATAGATTTTCTAACAATAGACTTATCAGCTATAGGTCCATAATAAGAAAGTTTCATTTCAAATTCTAAAGAATATATTATAGTTCTTCTTTGCTCTTGAGCTCCTTCAAAATCGTCTTGAAATGATACTCCTTGAATTATAACAGGAATATCTTCTAAAAACGTGGCATACTCAGAAGCAAAAGGTTTAATTGTTATCGTATATTGAGGATTAAAAGTAGGCAGTATTTGTTCTACTAGTTGCAAAGCATCATCTTGATTTCTAGCGTATATATTTAATTGAAAATTAATGTTATAAGGAACCGGAGTTTTAAACTGTTGTCTTTTAGTATTACCGGTTGTTGATATAGTATTAAAATTGCTAGTCTTAGTTAATTGTCTAGTAACGTCATAAGCAATAGAAGTAATTTCAAAAGACATTCTAGGAAGTTTTACTGCAACTTGAGTATTAGTAGTTAGATCTGGATTCTCTCTAATTCTTTCTAAATATTTAGATTTAGGTGCGTAAGATAAAGGAACTTTAACCTGACTTATTACAGCACCAGCAGAATTTTTTCTAATAACATAAAGTTTATTAAATAAAGCCCCGAAAAGAGATACAGCCTTTCGAGTTTTTTGATGATAAAAATGAGTGCCAAACATTACTGAGGATCTCCAAATGGATTGCTTTCGCTAAAGTCTAAGAATGAAGCAGCATCAGTTTGGAAGTCTGTATTTTGCTCGTTAGAAGAAATCTGATTGTCTTCAACAACTGCAGACACGCTAAAGTCTGAATCTCCAATAGTAACATCTGTACCTGAAACAAAAGTGTGGAACTTACCATCACTAGCTCCAACATGAATAAGATGCAATTTATCATCAGAGTCTGAGTAACCAGCTATTTCTCCACTCATTGTTAGACTTAAATCTGAATCTAAAGTCTGAGTAGCAGTCTTACCTATTAAATCAGTTTGAAGTATAACATCTCGTCCTAAAGTGAGAATATACTTATAAGCGTATTCTCTTTCTAGTTTGTCGATTATGTCAACTCCAGTATCTAAATCATCATCATTGTATTCGAATAGCTGAGCTCTTAATTTATATACAGGTAAATTACTTAATTGGTAAAATGGTTGTTCATGTTCAACATGAGTTATTTCAAACATTTTATTAGTAAGAGGAAGATATATAACATCTCCTTCTTTAGGCCTTACTGAATTAATTTCATTGTCAGCTCTACCAACAGTTTGAGTCCATCTTCTCCTTGAAACAACAAACGTTGCTTCGTCTCTAATTTCAACTCCAAACCTAGTAAATAAATCTCCTTCTCCGTCAAAACCTTCAACGTTTTCAATATACATTTCTATTTTGTAAGAAGAATTAAATCTAGCAACTACATCAGCGCCCCATACTTTATCTTCATTTACTATATCTCTTGGAAGGTAATAAAGATCTTGACCATAGATCTTTAATGATTCTATGACTATGTCATCGTATAAATTTTGTTCTGATTTTACTTTATCAGAAAAGTAAACATTTCTCATATTATCCTACAAAGAAGTCTGGCGGCATTTCGTGTTCTAGTCTAATTCGTTCTCTTAACGCATCTATTTCACCTTTAGCGTCATCATAAATTTGTCTTCCATTTAAAACAACTCCTCCTGGAAGTTGCATATTATCGAACTTAATTAAATTTTGTCCCCATTGCTCTTTAATCAAAGCAGTAGTATATTCTTTCAACCACATATCGTTATAAATCGCTGTATGAGTATTAGGATCTACTATAGTATAAACTTCTGCTATTAAATATTCATCAGCCAAAACATCTTTGTCTTCAAAATCTCCAAATAGATATAATCTATTCATTTTCCTTTGAAATTGAATTTGAGGAGTTCCACTTAGACGCATGTCTAGCAGACCTAAATATTGTTGCAACTGTTCATAATAACCTAGTTCACCGGCAAAATTTACGAGATCAGGAACATTTTTTAACATCATCTGATATTTAAAACTAAAAAAGTTTCTAGAAATACTATCATTACTAGCTAGCGAAAACATTTTTGAAACAAAAATAATATCACTACTAATAGGAATATAACCATTAGTTATATCAGAAGAAGTAACTTGATGTTTGAGATAATGTCTTAAAGTAGCATCAGAATTATATTCTTGATAATACTGAATAGCTTCGTCTACTCTGTCTTCAATTTGTTCTGGATCTACATTTATCTCAATGACTGGATCCCCTAGTCGTCTTTTGCAATAATCGATTAATGTAGTACGTGAAGTTGGATTAGCCATAGAGATCTCCGTATAAAATATCTATGTCTATTTATATGGTTTTTAGTTTTTAAGTGACTTTAGGTGTAACTTCTACTCGACCTTCTAATATTCTTTCTATAGTAGTTGGTCCTCCAGCACTATCTAAAGGAAATGTTAATTTTACGTCATAGACATATCTTCCTCTAGGAATACCAGCAGTAGTAGAATTGCTCATAGCCAATTCAACAATTCCTGCAGTTGCTGCACCTTTAACACTGGCAACAAATGCAAAAGAACTACTATCACTATCACCTGTAGCATAACTAGCTTTCATTCTAGCTGATGGAGTATTATTAGTTAAATTTTTTGTAGCTCCATTCTCATCTTCTAAATGAAGTTCAATTTTAACATCGCTACCCTGTGCAATAGTCAATTCTTCGTATTGTGCGCCCATTTAAATCTCCTAATTATATCTCTATTTATACTTATTCTTCTTAAACTTCACTCCGTATATATCATAAGAATCAAATGCCCATAATTTTTCATGGCACCAAAAGCATTTTTTACAAGGAGTTTTATATCTATCAACACATGATGCAGTATGAGGAAATAAATTAAATATTAAATCTTCTTCTTCATAAATTTGCGCTAAATCTTTTTTATTTTTATTAATTAAAGGAGTCCATATAGTTAAAGTTTTATCTTTTATTATTTCAGGTTTTTTTATTTCTGGACTTCTATCTTCATCAGAAATTCTAGCAAAAGCTTCATAAAAACCTTTAATTTTTTTCATTTCTTCTATAGGAGGTGAAGCACTTAAAGCATTACAAAATAAATCATAAAGACCGGTCTTTTTCATATTATTCCAATGAGGTTTAACTAATTCTTTTTTACTCTCACCTTCATATTTTGTAATATGATTATACACAGGGTCGTTTATATGATAAGGATAAATATCATTTATTACTTCAATTATTTTTTCTACGTTCTTATCATTTCCTGGACGAGTAGTATCAATAATAGTCCATGGAGTGATTTGTAATTTAATTTTTTTAGTGTATAAATATTTGATAATAAGATATAAAAATAAAGCAGAATCTGCTCCTCCTGATAATGAAATCCAAATATGTCTTTTGTCATTTAATATAGAATAGTCTAACATGGATCCTCTTAAAACTTACTGCGCAGCAGCCTTTTCACAAATTTATTCAGACAATGCTTCACGTTATCGATTGTGTTGTCATGCCGCCCAAAATCCAGATTTAAAAAAATATAATTCATTAAATACTGCCCCATTTGATTTTTTCTTAAGTGACGAAATGGAAGAAATAAGAAATAAAATGTTGTCTGGGGAAAAAATAAAAGGATGTGAAACATGTTATTTAATTGAAGATCGAGGCTATCAGTCTTGGCGACAATGGAAATATAACAATATATATAAGTTTTCTACAGAACCAGATAAAGTAAGTTTAAAGCTTAGAGTATTTGGCTCTTACTGTAATCTAGGCTGTTATATGTGTCATCCATATAATTCATCCACTAGAAGAAAGGACATAGCTAGTAAAGATTTAGGAAAATATTTTAATGACGAAGATGAAGTAGCTCCTATTAAATTAAAACGATATGACGAAATTATATCTAGTGTTTTAGAGAATATTGATATTATAGAAAAGCTTCAAATTACTGGTGGAGAATCTTTACAACTACCTAGATTATATGAATTT